CTCAAAGAACAAATTACTGCATCTACCTTACAGATTGTAGGCGTTAATGCTGCAAGCTTCTCTATTGGTGAAAAAATTACTGGCGCATCTTCTGGTGCTACTACCTTCGTACATGCCGCATTTGCTGCTAATAAGACTTACACTAAGAATACATCCGGTACATTTACTGCCGGTGAAACAATAACAGGTGCAGTTTCAGGTACGTCTGCCGTCGTTTCCTCTATGACGCTTGGTAACTTTGATAACAAATACGTTACCTTAAATGATTCTGTATTGAGTGTTGTAAGAACATTACCTCTATCAAGTAGATCAAATGGTATAAGCTTCTTTGATGCCAAGTACCAATTATTACTTAATAACATTCAGTCTTTAACTAATACCGATATTCAGTATTATACAATGTTAAAGATGCATATTAATTTGATTAATGATCTAATGTCAGGACAAAAACCTATTAGGTTTAACCGTCATATGAACAGGTTGCATATTGATCTTACCTGGGGTGATGGTGGTGATCTAGCTATCGGTGACTATATCATTATAGAAGCATTCAGTACCCTTGACCCTGATACCTATACCGATGTATATAACGATGGGTTCTTAAAGAGATACGCTACAGCATTGATTAAACGTCAATGGGGTGTTAATCTTAAGAAGTTCGAAGGCGTTCAATTACCTGGTGGGGTAACGTTAAATGGTCAAAAGATCTTTGATGAAGCCGTAGAAGAGATAAAAGAGTTAAGAGATGAAGTTAAATCTACTTACGAACTCCCTGTGGACTTCTTTACAGGTTGATAATGTTTATAGCTTATCTCATCAGCCCACCTATGGATTATACCATCAAGGCAATAACTAATCCACGTGGATATACCGAATAATGGCAACAAACTTTTATTTTCAATCTGGTATACCTGGAGGTAGATCTTCAGAGCAATTGCTCATGGAAGATATAATTATCGAATGTTTAAAGATATACGGATTTGATACTTATTATATTCCTAGAGCTGCAGTTAATGAAGATAAGATTTTGGGTGAAGATGTGCTCAACCAGTATACATCGGCATACCCATTAGAGATGTACATGCAGAACGTAACCGGGTTTGAAGGTGACGGGGATCTATTGACTAAGTTTGGAGTTGAGTTCCGGGATACAGCCACCTTCGTTGTAGCCCGAAGAAGATGGGATGAAGTAATTGCAAGATCTGGAGATGCAGTTCTAACAACCAGACCGGCTGAAGGGGATATAGTTTACTTCCCGTTAACTAAAGCTTTCTTTGAAATTAAGAGAGTAGATGCAACAGACCCATTCTTCCAGGTTGGTAAGCTATACGTTTATAAACTCCAATGTGAGTTAATGCAGTACTCTTCCGAGAGATTTGATACCGGTGTATCTGAGATCGATAGTATCGCTGATGGTGATTCATTAGATATTAACGAGTTTAATCTACTGCTTCAGAGTGGTGATAGAGCGTTACTGGAAGAGTATTCACCAGCAGGCATCGTTCTTCAGTCCTACAACCTGGGTACTATAATGCCAAATGTAGATAATGAAGACTTTAGAGGTGAGATTTCTGTATTAGACTTCTCCGAGAGAAACCCATTCGGAGAAATAAATGTTTGATACTGCTTGTGTATATTGGATAAGAGATGCATCTCATACGGATATAACGTGTGAGGGTTATGTAGGTGTGTCAAAAGAATTTAATAAAAGAATTAAAACACATCTTAAAAGAATAAAAACTAAAAAGCACGATAATTATAAGTTAATTGAGAATTATAATGATAATGTAGTTATAAAAACTATTGTAATAAGTGATGAAGATAGCTGTTATGATTTAGAGTTTAAATTAAGACCTAGTAATAATATAGGTTGGAATATTAATGCTGGAGGAGTTAAGCCCCCATCTCAGCAAGGTGTAAATAGAGTTGTAGATTATGGTAAAACATGGGCTCCTATGCAGGGTAAAAGGCATTCAGAAGTTACAAAGTTAAAAATGAGCAGTGCTTCAAAAGGCAAGCCTAAATCAGATGAACATAAACAAAAACTTTCTCTAATTAAAATAGGTAAACCTAATACCTCTTCGACCTGTAGGGGTATGAAATGGTGGAATAATGACATAATATCTGTTATGTCGAAAGAATGCCCGGGGGAAAATTTTAAACTCGGGCGAGTATTCCTTAAAAAGAATAAGGGGAATTAATTTGTTTTCAGACAAGTTTTATTGGGGAACAATACGAAAGTCAATTGTAGCTTTTGGTAATATATTCAACAATATTCATATTGATCGTTTAAATTCGAGCGGGGCTATTATTCAGACCCTTCGGGTTCCTTTAGCATACTCACCCAAGCAAAAGTTCTTAGCTAGAATTGCCGCTCAACCCCAATCGTTTGAACAAAACTTTGAAACGTTCTTACCGAGACTAGGTTTTGAAATGGTTAGCTTATCCTATGATCCAAACAGAAGAGTGAGTCTGGTACAGCAAAACAGAGCATTAAACGGTACATCTACTACTTCATTGAATGCCCAGTATGCTCCAACTCCCTATAATATTGGTATGACATTGTATGCTTATGCCAAGAACCAAGATGATGGGTTACAGATTATTGAACAAATCTTGCCTTACTTTAATCCAGACTATAACTTAACTCTTAACGCAATACCTGCAATGGGCATTAAGAATGACTTACCTGTTATTCTTGATAACATAACTTATGAAGATGAGTACGAGGGTGATTTTACTCAAAGAAGAGCAATCATCTGGACCCTCAACTTCACAATGAAACTTAACTTTTACGGTCCAGTCAACAGACAGGGCATCATCAGAACTACAAACGTCAATACATTCTCAGACCCCGCTCTATCTAATAAACAATCCTCATACTCCGCTACAATTACTCCTGGTACCGCCGTCCCCGGTGATACAATTGGTATTACAGATACGTTTGAGGACTTCTAATGAAATCACTTAACAGAATTAACGATGTCTTTAATGTTGAGACAGACGTTGATTTGCCTATTCCAACCAGTATGCCTGTGGCGTACAATCCTTCTGAGTTAGATCAGGAAGATGACTTTCAATTGGCTCGTAACACACTTCGCGGTCTTATTAACAAGAACGATGATGTAATGACCGAGCTGGTTCATATTGCTAAGAACTCTGAGAACCCAAGAGCATTTGAAGTAGCCGGTCAACTAATATCAGCACAAACTGCTATTACCAAAGAGTTAATTGGACTTCATAAAACTAAAAAAGATATTGATAAGGCAAGCGGTAAGATGGAAAATATTAAACAGCAAAATAACATCGTGTTTGCTGGTTCTACTTCAGATCTTATGAAGATGATTAATGGAAAATAATTCTTATAATGGAAATGACCTACTCAAGCCAGCTGGCTTTGAGATGCAGTTTACCTCCGAGCAGGTAAAAGAGTTAATGAAGTGCAAAGAAGATCCAATATATTTTATTGAGAACTATTGCTACATTGTTTCTTTGGATAGAGGTTTAATTCTATTCAGTCTATATGACTGCCAGAGAGAAAAAGTAGATGTCATTATGAATAACAGAAAAGTTATTCTGATGGAAGGACGTCAACAGGGTAAGACAATTACATCTGCTGCCTGTATTCTTCACTACACTATTTTTAATTCTAATAAGACTGTAGCTATTCTTGCTAACAAGTCAACAGCAGCCAGAGAAGTATTGTCTCGTTACCAAATTATGTACGAGAATTTACCTCTGTGGATGCAGCAAGGCATCAAGACCTGGAACAAAGGTGACGTTGAACTAGAGAATGGATCCAAAGTATTTACTTCTGCTACCTCTACTTCTGGTATTCGAGGTAAATCGGTTAACTGGTTATACATTGACGAGGCAGCTATTATTCCTAATAACGTTGCCGAAGAGTTCTTCACATCAACATATCCAACTATTATGGCCGGAGAGACAACAAAGGTGTTGCTAACATCCACACCTTTAGGTTATAATCATTTTTGGAAGTATTGGAATGATGCCCAGGAAGGTCGTAACGGTTTTGTAGCATTACAAATACCTTACTGGAAGATTCCAGGT